CAGAAAGTGGAAATGCACTTGGCTTGATCGTAGACATTGAACTTCGAGAAGATGGCCTTTACGCAACACCAGCTTATAATGAAAGAGGCCTTGACGTGGTCAAGTCTGCAGGTGGTGTTCTATGGTCTTCACCTGAGTTTATCGTTGGTGATGTCTTCGCTCGTGACGGTGGAAACCCCATTGGAAGTGCTCAACTTTTAGCTATTACACTTACTCCACGACCTGCACAGTCTAATGATAAGATTGGTCGTGTACTCTTAAACGAAAGGACAACCTCAATGGATAACATTGAAGCCCTATCTGTTGAAGAACTTCGTCAAATGCTTGTCGCTAAAGACGCATTGGTCAAGGAGCTTGAACAGAAAATGAAGGACATGATGGAAGATTCAGAGTCAGCAATGGTTGACGAAAAAGAAGAAACCATGATGGAAGAAGAAGACAAAGCCGAAAAGATGGCTGAGTCTAAAGAAGAAGATAAAGCTGAAAAGATGATGGAAGATGAAGAAAAGAAGTCTTACAAAATGAGTGAGACTTTGACTGAGTCAACCCTTCTTAATGAAGTCCAAGCCTTGCGTGAAAACAATGCTAAACTATCACAGCGTCTTGAAGCTATTGAAGCCGAAAAGAAAGAAGTTGAAAAGCGTGAAGCTGTCAACCTTCTTCTTAATGAAGGTAAGATTACACCAAGTGAAGTTGAAGTTGCTGGCAAGGCCTTTGAACTTCGTGAGCTTCAAGGTGAGTTTTGGACTATGTTCTCAGAGCGACCTTCCAACAGTGCTGTGCCATTGGTAGAGGTTGGTCATGGTGCAAGTGGTCAAGAGATTAACAAGGCTACCCTTGACCAAGAAGTGAGAAAACTAGCTAGTGAGAAATCAGTTAGCTATTCAGAAGCCTTGAACCTTTTCGCTAAATCAAACCCCGACTATTACAATAAGGTCTTTGGAGCTTAATCATGTCAAATATTATCAATTCTTTTGTAGCTGCTGAAGCTATTACTGAGTTTGCCCTTGTTTCTGTTAACACAGCTGGCAAGATTGTTATTACTGATGCCGCTACTGATGCTCGTTGCGTTGGTATTGCACAACGTGCTTGTGCAAGCGGTGACAGTGTGGAAGTTCTTGTGCAAGGTGTAAGTCGTGTGATTGCAGGTGCGACCATTGCAAACACTGTTTCCCTTGTTATGGCTGATACTGATGGGAAAGTTGTTACTCATGCAACAACAGGAAACTACAGCATTGGCCAAATCCTACCTAACATCAACCAAACTTCAGCAAGTGCAAGCGATCAAATCTTGATTAAATTCACAGGCCCTTGCAACTTACTACCTTAAGGAGCTTAACACATGGCTAGTTCATACGCTAATTTACACCCTGTTGACCAAATTTTAACAAGCCTTGTTCAAGAAGCTGTTCCAAGTGATGACCAGCTTATCGCTGACAAGGTTCTTGAGACCATCAAAGTTCCCGAGCGTTCAGGTACTCTTTTAGTTGAGAATACCCGCAACTTTATGGGAGCAGGTGCAGGTCTTGACATCGAGAGAGCACCTGGCTCAAGTCGTGCTTCTATTGGTGGCTTTGATCGTTCAAGCCAAACCTTCAAAGCCAAGATTTATTCAGCAAGTGATTCAATCGCAATGGAAGACATCTTTGACAGCCAATACCCTGGCAGCGAAGAAGCGCGTATTGCAAAGAAGGTTGCTCGAGTAATGAAACTTGCTCGTGAGAAGAGAGCGGCTGACTTACTGTTTGGTACTGCTAACTTCAATGACAATAGTTCAATTGGTCAATTTGGTACTAAGTTCAATGCTGCAGGTGCTGAAGGTCTTAGCTATCTACATGAGCTTAAAGATACCGTCTTTGAGAATGCACATGGAATCAACCCAGATACCTTAATTTTTGGCCGTCAACTCTTCAGAGAGCTAGCACGTAACCCAGAAGTTCGTGGTTATGTTGGTGATTCAACTGCAGGTATCGCTAGTGGCAATCGTATCTTGAATGATGAAGCTGTTATTGCTGTGCTTCGTGATGTCCTTGGTATTCCAAATATCTATGTTGGTCAAGCTCGTCAAGACACTGCAGTACCAGGCGCTACTTCTTCTGAGAGCTATATTTGGACAGGTGACAGCTTATTCATGGGTATTCTTCGTGGTTCTGATGCTATCGTTCAAAAGAGTGGTAACGTGAAGGGCATGCCTGTTGCTGCTCTTAACCTTGCTTTCTCTGATATGGTAAGCGGTCAGTATGACAGCCTAGACAAAACACGTCGTTATGTTTGGGGTGAAGAAGTCAATACCTTCCATGCAGTTGATCAAAATCTTGGTTTTATTGTCACTGACTGTCTATAAGGTGAGAAATGCTTTGTACATGTGGCCAACAAATATCCTTACTTGCTGAGAATGACGCAGATAAGGAAGCAATAGAGGACTTGACAAGACAGGCAAAAAGTCAGTCAGGTCCAATGGCCACATTGACAAGGGCAAGACGTGACCAGCTAAAGGCAGAAGTAAAGGCTGAACAGGCTTTTGCTAAGTCCTTGAAGCAAGGAGCTTTGGATATTTCCAAGGCCATGGAAATAGCAATTAAGACAGCAAGAGTCGAAACCATAATGAACTATACTGATGAACAGCTTATGCAGTTCATTCTTGAAAATGGTCTTGGCCTTGCTGTTGATGAATTCATTGAACAAACTGACTTAATAAGACAGGCTGTTCAAAAAGGCATATTGGCGATAAGGACAGATGTTGACTTTTCAAACATTGCTTCAAACATGCAAGCAATCCAAGCCATGACAGCCAAACAAGTATTTGAAGACGTGATCTTACCACCTGTTAAGAAAAGTATTGCTAGAGGTCTACAAGATGCAATCTTGGAAGTACCAGCTGAAATCATAGCAAGCAATCTCCAAATACAACTTGAAAGTGCAATGGGTAGGCAGCTAACAGAAGTTAAGACGCAAATATCTTCCTTTGGTCGTTCAATAACGGCCTTTGTTGCAGAAGACGCAGGACTTGACCACTATCTTTACACAGGCCCGAAAGATGGCATAACAAGACCCTTTTGTCGTGAACTCATTGGCTTGGTAGTCACCAAGGATCAAATGAGAAAACTTGACAATGGTCAAGGGCTTGGTGTGCTAGTATATTGCGGTGGATATAATTGCCGCCATAGTTGGTCACCTGTCAGTGAAGGTTTCATTGAAGCTGCTAAACTACCCCTTGCGACCAATACAAATATCAATCAAGCAAACAATAAAGCACAAAGGTGATAGCCATGATTAAGGTTGCTACAGATACAGACTTACTTTTTGAATGGAACGCACCAACACCCATCACAGGTAGTGTCACCTTAAAAGTCTACGCTACTAGCACGCCTGTGACAGTGTCCTTGACCCAAAGTAGGACAGCTTTAACAGTGACAGCCATTGCAAGCGACCGAAGAACATTGACACTTTCAGCAAGTGCAACAGCTTTGCAAGCTGACCAAGTTAAGGCCTTCTTTGTGACCAATGGAGACACTTACTTTTCAGTAGCTATTTCAAGGATAGTTGATACCACAGCGATATTGGCCGAACCACTACCAAGAGAAGTGGACTTATCAACTAGTGGTAGTCTTGAATTCGCCATGTACTATGGAACGGTAACAACTGCACAAGTCACAGACACACCTGGCTATTACCCCTATACAATAGGCTATACTTCCAACCTTGGAAGTCAAACCCAAGGCAAGACTGAAAAAGGTATCATCAAGGTTACGAATCGACCATTTGACACAGGTCTTGACCATGACGAACTAGTAAGAACCTTTGCAAACCTAGCAGACATGGTCCCAAGAAGACAAAGCAGTTTTGAACCACAAATCAAAGCAAGCCTTGAGGAAATCATCTTAGTTATTAGAAACCACTTACGAGCAGATGATATCACAGAAGATGAAGTCTTCAACCCTGAGTCTTTCAAACTTGCACATGCTTATTGTGCAGCTTCAAGAATTTATGAGCAGGCCTTGCAGTTCGATGCTGCCAACATGATGAAATCAAGGTGTGAAGAGCTAATTGATAAGGCTTTAGCAACCATATCACTTGACCTTGATGGAGATGGGTTGGTTGATAGTGGTGAAGAGGTCTTATCGAGAAAAGGCGGTGGACCATCTGACTTTAGAGCAAGCTGGAGAACTTACAGCAAATCAGCAAATGACAGCTTCTTTACTCCGAAACGTGGAATGAGGCACTAGTCATGCCTGTTAAGTACAAGTTCAACTTTCCAAGTTATCTATGGACACAAAAAGATAGTGCTGTTCTTGGGTCAAATACACTTGCACAAATCAAGATAAGAACAAGTCAAGGGATTGATGCAAATGGACAACCATTTGAAGACTACTCCACCAATCCCATATATGTGCAAAGAAAAGGTGCAAGACTTAAGCCCAAAGGTGGCAGACCTTCCAAGTCAGGTGATAGTGTTTACTATGAAAAAGGATATGCTCAATATAAGCATGAATCAAGAAGACGTGGTCAAGGTGGTGAAAGTGCAGAAGTTGACCTTGTACTTAGTGGCAACATGCTAAACAACTTCATAGTGAAAGAAGCCACTGACCATGGATTCAAGATTGGCTTAACTAATCAAGCTCAATATGGTTATGATGTTAATCGAGAACGTGAATTTATTGGCTTGACTGATGGTGAAGTTGAAATGATTGTCAAGGCTGTTGAACTTGATCTTAAAAGGAAATTACAATGAGCCAAGGCATATTTGCAGCACTTGAATTCTTAGAAGATATGGTTGAGAACATTGACCCAAAGACAGATTCTCACCATGGCTTTGTTGCCATTAATCGTGGCACAGGCTTCACAGCGTCTTTGGAAGATCGACCAAATAGCACACGCTATTTTGAGCTTGCCATTGATGGACTTGCCAAAGATGATGGCATGGCTGGTCTCAGTGGTCGAAAAAGAGCAAGGGTGAACTGTCGAGTCCGTTATGACGTGCCACATGACCAAGGATTCTTGCTCCGTCTTATAAATGAAGACGTGGCTGATTTAATCGACACCTTAAAAGGTCCACAATATAATCTTGCTTCAACAGGGATTGTTTCTTTGATTCCTCTTGATGCTACACTTACAACTATTCTTGATAACCAAGGTGATAGATTCGCTTATATCTTGGTTCTTCCTTTTGATCTTCTTTATTTGGAGAGTTAAACAATGGCAGTAACACACAGAAGTTTAAGCATTGCTGTTGAATCATCATTTGGTTCACTCTATTCCACAACAGGTATTCCTTCCGCTTCGGGGCTTACCTGGATTTCCATTCCTTGCGAGCGTGACCCTATCATTGTGCCAGGTGAACCTGTGGTCAGCGAAAGAAATGATGCAAGAGATGGTTCTTATAATGTACCAAGTGAACCCGATACAGTGTGGAGCGATGGGTCAAGAGTAAGAAGAAGAACAGGCCAAGTTGTTTGTCGTGTTGACCTTACCACCATTGGTACAGCTTCAAGTGACTATTCAACCAACTATCTTGGTTATCTTCTTGGTGCTGGCCTTAAAACCAAGATTCCAAGTGTAGCGACTGACACAGTCACAGCGGTTGACGCTAACACCTATACACCAGGAAGTGC